AATAATGTCCCCGATGAATTACACCATAGGCTGAAATACCGAAAATTTTGGAAGTTTCATCGACAATCATATATGCACCACTGCGGCCAATATCGACTTTGGTGTACTTTTTGCCGGGTTTAGTAGTTACTTTGCGGTCAATAATGTTTGCTTCGCAAGCTAAATCGTCTTTGACAAGTTGTTCAATCTGTTGTTTTTCAAGCAACTTGCAAAATGCGTCTAATCTATCTTTTGTAATCTCCATTTTTCAATCTCCCTTAAAGTTATTCAAACCATTACGCCTACCGATCCGCCACAATCGGCAGGAGTGAAGGTTTTAATCTTCTTAATATTGTTCTTCTGGATATTCTTGTGCGTATTCGACTCCTTCCCAATACAAGGCACTTAAAGCCTTTTTTCTCTCTTTTTCGGACAATGATTCATCGTCGATAATCATTTGTTCTTCGTCTTCATAACTCATGATACAACTCCTTATAAATAGTTAATAAATAGTTAATAAATAGTTAATGATTAGTTATTGATTAAGTGTTGGTTTTATGTCAAAGAACTTGAAAATGCTTGTAAATTCTATCATACCAAAACCCAACCTTCATGAATTTTTTGACGGCCTCTTGTGGAGTGTATCTTGTATCTTTGACCTCTATATATTCAGGAAGACAGTCCTCCGCCAACTTGTCTTCACTCAAACACTCATAAATAGCAGTCTCTAACGTACTTGCTCCACTATAACAACCGCCGCCTTTTTCGTTAACAGTTGCAACCGACCATCCGCGTTTTGATTTTGTTATAACCGACCAAAATTTCAATCCTGTAAACATATTCATTCTATCACCTCATAAAACAGCCGTCGACAAATCATCAACATCTGCTTGCGTGTAGATTTGCCAGTAGCTTAATTTGTGTTTGTTTAATTGATCCGCAAGCAATCATAATATTATTATCGGTTAAATAGCAATATAAGTAAAGGAAAAAATATAATAAAAGTTAAGTCGAGGCTAAACAAACACTTATAACGCTTATTGCAGTATAAGCAGGGGTAATCAATGAGTAATCCTAAAATAAATTGAGAAAACTGTTGACAATAAGCAGCTACCAATATAGAATACGGTATAAATTAAATGGAGTTAAATATGAATATAACAGCGTTGGTATTTCCAAGTTTGATTAGAGTTACCGGCGCTGTTTTTTTAATACTTTTAATCAAGCGTGGAAAAGCATAAAGTGAAACAACGGGCAACCAACATTCCAGCGTGTATAATAACAGAGCAGTCAAGGTGTGCCTGTTATAACCTTACTGGAAGCCCGCGCCAACACCGGGTAAAATACAATTTGGCTATACTTTGTCACTTACCGAACAATATAAGGTTTATGATAAACAAAGCTTGAACCTAAGTATCCAGCAGGTTGTTCTATTACCCTGTTGGAAGTTGTTAAAAAGGCATACACTACTAAAAAGGTGGGAATTAGAACACAATGGATGATAAAACACAAAAAAGACTTGACAACGCTTGAACGTATGTTATAATTAAGGTGGATAGAGTATGATCCACAAACTAAAGTCAAACGACAACTACAACGGAGATCAACAGAATGACACAGGATACATTGAACAGCCCAATAGAAGAAGAGACTTAATAACTTGGGGACAGCCAGCAAAAGAAGCAATCGCAAGGGTAGACTATGAATGTCCAATATGCAGAGAAAAGGATAAGACGATATTCAGCTGGTATCGAGATAATGACGGGTTTAACGCTTATTGCTATAATTGCGGCTGGACATGCTAAAAACAACGCTCACAATTGATTCTAAGCCGCAATAATTAAGAGTACGATACAAAGTATAGACGAAAACAACTAAAAATGCCTGATTTACGTAACCAAAGCACAATAAACTTAATAGCTCAACGTTTCTGTGATAACGGACGAAAACAAGAGCAAGCACTGATTGACGCAGGCTATAGTAAGGGATATGCAAGGAGTAATTGCGGGCAAGCATGGGCAAACAAACGTTTAATAGCTGCAATTGAGGGTATAGACGCTAAAACAAGCGTTAAAATTAAACATGATAAAGAATTGGCCGTCAAAAACCTCTACGCAGATTACGGTCGTTTAGAAGATGCTGCAAACAGCGGCAATATCACAGCTATCAACGCCCGAACAGCCATAAACCGTGAATTAGACTGCATTAACGGCTTACAGAAGCAGACTATCAACACCACTTCAGACGAGCCGGCAGCAGTTTACAGCCCTGAGCTGCAAGCAGACATTGACGCGGCTATGAACCGGGAAGCTTTGCGTAAAGCCAATATAGGTGGAGACTTAAAGATAGGGAGTTGACATGAATGAGTGTGTAGTATGTGGTAAAGAATGTACTGGAGTATGCTGTAGTGGTGCTTGTAGAGCCAAGTTATCAAGGCGCACGGTTGATACCGTTCAAGCGCACGCGCACGGTAGCGCACGCACTCAAGCGCACGGTCTTAACATGGCTGAGTTAAGCACACCTGAACACAGAGTCCACAGCATCCAGCAGCTTGCCAGACATGAGGTAGACAGAGCTGGCAGGGCCAACAACACTATGCCACCACTGCCAGGTGATGATGACTATACAGGTGTATGTCATAATGTCGATGGCAAGTGGCAAGTTAAGCCCGAATACCAAGGGCCACTAACGCCAGCCAGCATACAAGCCACAGTTGCCAGCAGCAGGGCCAAACAGATGGCAGGATAAGTACAGGGATATATTCGCAGACTTAAAATGGATACCAGCAGGCATAAACATTTAATTGACGACCCCCCATCAAGGGAAGGCGGGGGGTAGGCAACATATATACTATCACTTCCCTGAAATATTATATTCTGGAGTAATGTTAAGATAGGTAAGGGAAAAGTTAATTGACGGCGATATTGAAGGGTATATGGAATGAATAATAAAAAGCTACCGGAGGAGATAAACGTTCGATGCCGGATGGACATGGGCAAATTATGTTTTGGATGATATTCCCGATATATGAGTGGTACAATCACATTTATTACTGGTGGAGTATGAATTGACGAGTGAAATGGACACAACTGATTGGTCTGATGAGAAACGTATTCTTTTTCTTCGTGAGCAAGTTAAGTTAATGCGAAAAATGATTGAGTTTGCGCACAAAGAGATAGCTCGTAAGGCTCGTTTACCGTCATTCGTTTACGATGTTTATTAGTATTGGGATCTGAATTGAATAATACAGCAGACCAATATTTTGCAAGAAACTCTTTGATGTGGGCTGACGCTAAGAAGTTAAGTCTTCGTGACGGCATTACGTTCACATTAAAGGACATGTCTTATCTTTTTGATATTATCAATTGTGATAAGAAGGTAGTGAATTGCAAGAAGGGTTCGCAGATGTGTCTGACGACCGCGTTCTTCATTGACTCTGTACATGCCTGTAAATTCAGACGTTACCATCAGAATATAATGTACATGATGCCTACCGTAACGGCTGTTGAGCGTTTGAGCAAGGTTTCTTTTGACCCGATATTCCAATACAACCCCTGGATAATGCGTAAGGGTGATACTAACACTACAATGTGTCGTGAGATAAACGGTCGGTCGATTGTCATGGTAGGCGCTCAGCCGAAGAAGGTTGGCGGTTCAGGTACGAAGGACACTGATAATTTGAGGTCTATTCCATGTGATAGGATTGACAGGGACGAACTTGACCTCATGGATGCTGACATGGTCTTCATGTCCAACCAGAGACTATTGAGGTCGGAGTTTAAGCAAATCAATAACTTCGGTTCTCCGACTTATCCCGGTTATGGTATTGATCTTTTGTATGAGGGAAGCGATCAGCGTCGATGGCAGATTAAATGCGAAGGTTGTGGCAAGCACACTTGCATGGCGGATACCTTTCCTGAGTGCATTATTCAAAAGAACGGTAAATGGATAAGGTCGTGTATTCATTGCCAGAAGGAAATCTTCGTTAGGGACGGCAGTTGGCGTGCCTCTTTCCCTGATAGGCGTGAAGCTGGTTTTTGGGTATCGGGCCTTTTGAGTCCTTATGCTAACCTCGACGACTACATGTATGAGTTCAATAGTATTGAAGGCTCTAAGATGTCGGAGTTCATGCGTTCACGGCTTGGTATAGCTTCTACTGAGGCTGAGAATCAGCTTGACATAACTACTGTACTATCAAGATGTACTTCCGACCATAACCAGATGGTCTCTATTGGCGAGACTGTTATGGGTGTTGATATAAACAAGAAGATTAACGTCGTCATTGGTATCAAGACTGCAAGGGAAGCGTATGAGGTCTTGAACGTCTCTCGTGTGAACGATTTGAATGAGTTGCATGATTTAGCACAGAAGATGAACGTTCACATCGCCGTTATAGATTCCGGCCCTCACGACCACGGTGTTAGGGAGTTCCAGAAGAAGGAACCTTATACCGTCTACTTATGCCAGTATTCAGAGGTCCAAACCGGCAAGCCCAAGTTTGATAAAGAAGGATTTGTGAAATGCAATAGAAACGAATGGTGCGACAAAGTCCACATTACTTTTACCGAGAACAGAGTCAGGATACCAAGAGAGTCTATAGAGATTAACGAATTTGCTAAGGAAATGTGTTCTACGGCCAAGGTTATTATAACCAACCCTGAGACTGGAACAATTAAGCCACGATGGATAAAGATTGGTTGTGACGATTATTTCCACGCATTTTTATATTTCTTAATAGCTTCAATCAAAACAAGTCCACGCCCTCGTGGTGGTGGAAAAATTAACAGGCCGCAATATGCTACAAATCGGTGGAAATGACATGACAATTAAAACATATTAACTAATGCAATAAGATATTTAGATTTTACAGGAGAATAGAAATTATGGAAATAGGAAAGTGTCGCAACTGTCAAAGTACCTTATCGGAAATGAAGAACGATAAGGGTAAGGTTACGTGCCTGAGGTGCTTGAAGTGCCATCCAATAACAGAGTATGTTCCCACCGAGAACAACGAGTCGAGGTATGTAGATGTTCCTTGGACCGAAGATCGCATAATTGAGATTATTGACAGGATTGTTCCCGATATGGTTCGTGGAATCATAGAGGGCTTTAATGCTGTTAAAATACCTGACGAGTCTGAACCAAAACCTGACACTGGTTGGCGAGAAAAGGCAAAAGAGTTTGGCATATCGGTTTACGACAAAGAAGCCAAGAGGCCGAGACTGAAGATTGATGTATTAGAAGATATAGAGCGTTCCAGCGTGGGACGCTCAGATTAACCGCCCAGTTAAATGGGGCAAATTAACCACCCGTAAGGGTAGAAAGAGGTATTACAATGGCAACTTATGCTTCAAAACTTAGGGGCACGGCGATAGATGGAACAACTGTTCGCCTGAACAACAACGGAACGATAAGTTCTAATGTTCCAATGGAACCGATTGGCAAGGCTTTTTATGTCGATGCGACAAATGGCTCTACCCAGAACGATGGCCTATCGTGGTCTACGGCAGTAACTACTGTAGATGTGGCACTTGCTAAGTGTACCGCAAACAAAGGCGATGTTGTGTATATAGCTCCGTGGCATGCCGAAACAGAGGCAGGGGTAAACACTGCAATATGGACAATGAGTAAGGCTGGTGTTTCGCTTATTGGTGTAAAGCAGGGCAGGCAGATGCCAACCTTTACATTCACAGATGATGGTGCTTTGGCTTCTGTGACAGGAGCAAATTGCCTCGTCCAAAACTGCAAATTCGTTAGTGGCATTGCAGATTTGGCTTCAGCCTTAACGCTTGGTGCTGCGGCTGATGGAACTACGGTTGAAGGATGTACTTTTACTGATGGCGGAACTGCTGTTCTTGAGATGGTAATTGGTATAAGTATCACGGCGGCGTGTACTAATGTAACAATTAATAACTGTTTCTTCAATACGTTTGTTGCTGGCACAGGGACATTGGCTGGTATTCACGCCATAGGCGCTGCTGACAGGCTTCGCATAACCAATTGTGTATTCATTGGCGACTGGAACACACAAGCACCAATAGATATACTCGATGCCAAAAGTCTTGATGTTTATATTGCAGACAATGATATTTTCCAACTTGACGCTGCTGCTGGACTTGCGATTAGTGTTTGTGCTACAACAACAGGTCTTATTGTCCGAAATCTGTTGTTTTCTGGCAAGGATACTGTTGCTGGACTGTCTACTGCTGACGCTTGCGGACAACTTGAGAACTACCAGACTACGGTTGAAGCTGAATCTGGCGATCTTGTACCTGTTGCAGGCACTTGGTCAACTTAATTTACTTAAACTTGGTGAGTGTCTGTAAAACGGCACTCACTATTTTTCGGGATATATCATGTCACCAAACTTGTTCAATATAGGCGATAAGCAACGTCTCGATAGAGAAGAGTCTTTGGCAGAGCAACTTCCAAGACAAATGACCGAGACGGCAAATGAAAGCATTATGAACACAGAACGTGAAGCTGAAGAGTTTAGCGAAGGTGGAGATATGGATTTCATCTTTGAAGGGATGCTTGATGCTTTAAAAAGGAGAATGGCATAATGTCTATTTTCAGAAGTCCAAAGAAATCGGATTTACCACCAGTACGTGAAGAAGTAGAAGAAGTTTCAGTAGTCCAAGAAGATGCCGAAGTTGCTGCACGGAAACGTAAGAAGAAGATTCTGAAAGGCGGCAGACGTGGTACGATTATAAGCGGAATTGCAAGTGCTTTAAAACGTCGGCTGGGAGAATAATGGCTACTAATGTAAGAACTAAAAACGACAGTATCGCAGCGGTTCTTGAAAGATACGATAGAGCTAAGTCTCGCAAGCAGGAGTCTGACGGTCTTCGTCAGGAAGCCGGTCGTTACTCATGGCCTAACGCATGGCGGCAGGTTCACAATATAGAGCAGTCTGAAGGCGAGCAGGACACTGTAGATCTTTACGATTCTACTGCTCTTATGGCGGCGTTTACTTTAACTTCGGGATTATTCTCATTCTTAATGCCTGCCGGTGCTTTTTGGTTTGGATTTACAGTCCAAGACCAGAAGTTAAACAAAGACCCTGCTATATTGAAGTGGATGTCAATGGCTTCGTCTGCTACTCACAGGGAGATATGGCGGTCTAATTTTCAACGTGAAATGTTCATGACGATACGGTCAATGGTTGTTTTTGGTACTGGTATAATTTCAGTTGAGCTTATCGGTAAAGATTTAGTATTCCAATCACACCACGTTGGATTCATGGCGTTTGATGATAATAATCGTGGCGAAATAGATACTGTATATAGAAAGATATTTTATACCACAAGGCAGGCAGTTCAGGAATTTGGTATAAAAATTAACAGTAAGACTGTCCAAAAGGCGATTAAGGCTAATAAGTGGGACGATAAGTTTGAATTTGTTCACGTTGTTTCGCCGAATAAGGATTTTGACAAAACAAAAGTAGGCGCAAAGAATAAGAAAATCAAATCTCAGTACATAATGATTGACGATAAGACAGTCGTTAAAAGGGGTGGTTTCGACCAGTTGCCTTATTTGGTAGCAAGATTCGCCTTAGTTCCCGGCGAGATAATGGGTCGTGGCCCAGCTATTGAGCTACTCCCTGAGATTAAGATGTTGAACCGTATGAAGTCGTCATTTATCGAGGGTGCCGAGAAAGCTGTCAGTCCACCTCTTATGGCAGAAGATGATGGAGTAGTTGGTCAGCCATGCACAGAACCTAATGGTATGATTTATGTTCGAGCCGGTTCGCAGTTTCCACAGCCTCTTAATACCGGAACTAATCTCCAAATGAATGCAGAGGTACTTCGTGACCAGCAAATGGTAGTAAAAGAAGGTTTCTTAATCAATAGATTCAATAGTCTTGAAAACAAGAGGAATATGACAGCTTACGAGGTTGGTGTCAGGAAGGAAGACGATCTTACAATAGTTTCTCCACAGGTAACTCCTTTACATAAAGAAACTTTAGACCCGCTAATCACAAGGTCGCTTGAACTCTTAGTGAAAGCAAAGAGAATCGACCGACCGTCTCAGACATTTGATTTTGATATTGCCTATCAGGGCAGGCTTTCATTGGCTATGGCAAGCGTTCAGTCTAATGCTATGGAGGCCACATTAGCCAAATGGCAACCTTACGGCGAGATAACACCTGTCTATGAGAACGTAAACTTCGACGAAGGATTCAGGCAGTCATGGTTATCGGCAGGAGCGCCTGCTGACGTGCTTACTGATTTCGAGAAGATGATGGCAGATAGAGCGGAGCGTGATGAATTGAACAAGGCTGCTGCTCAGGCAGAGGTTGCCGAGACAGCGTCAAAAGCACTAAAGAATGTTCAGGCAAAGCCCGAAGAAGGTAGTCCTGCAGAAGCATTAACAGTATAGGAGCAAAGAAATGACAGAAGCAGAAGTACAGAGAATAGAAAATGAAAAGAAGAACACTGAGCTTGCGAACTGTTACAAACGTATGTCTCAAACTGATGATGGTAAAAAAATAATGCCCGACCTTGAAAGATATTGTGGGCAGAACAAATCAAGTGTATGCCGACAGTCACCAAATCCGTACCAAACATCGTTTTGCGAAGGAATGCGAAATGTGTACCTGTATATTAACGAGAAGATAAATAGGAAGGAAAAGAAAGATGACTAAACTATTGAACGTTACACCAACAGTAGTACCTGATACAGTTGTGCCAGCTTCTACTCCGTGGATGAACTCTGAAGGAGATTTCGGTGAAGGTGTGCCGGAAAAGATTCAGGGTTTGCTTGAAAAAAAGAAGTGGACTAATATCAATCAGTTGGCGGATGGCTTCACTGAATTAGAGTCGTATAAGGGTATTGCCTCCGGTAAGCATATTGTCTTACCAGAATCAGTAGACGACATTGATGGATGGGATAAAGTATTTACAGCGATAGGCAAGCCGGAAAGTGCTGATAAGTATGAGTTCACTAACGAGACTGGTATAGAGTTAAGCGACGACTTAATGAACGGCTTTAAGGAATTTGCCCACAAGGCCAATTACACACAGGAGCAACTTACTGGTGCGATACAATTCCAATTAGAAGCAATTAAGGCTGGAGACGAACTTTACACCGCACAGCAAGTAGAACACAAAACTGAAAACATCGACGCTATGAAACAAAAGTGGCAGACCGATTACGAACCTACAATGACAAAGATTGACTCGACGGCAGAGAAGCTTGGCGTCAAAGCGTACTTTGAGAAGATGGGCATAGACAAAGAGCCTGAGATTGTAAACATGCTCTTAACCATTGCTAATAGTGATTCAGAAGACATACTTAATACTAACGGCGAACCGCCTCCGGCGCCAACTACACTACAGGATAAGTTGGCAGAGATAATGAAGAGTGAAGAGTACAATCAGAGATTTAATCCCGGTCACAAAGCCAAAATGCAGGAATTTATGGAGTTAAACCAAGAAATTGCTAACAGTGGTCACGGTCGCGCTCCGCAATAAAAAAATAAACTATAGCAGATAAGCTGAATAAGCCCTGCAATTAAAAGTGAATAAGATTGATGGATAAGGCTGAAACGCCCCCGTTGACCAGCAGATAACTCTGCTCGGGTACTACACGTAAGGTAGAAGTCAATGGCCTCCTAAAGAGACAACCTAAGGCGAGTAAATTAAAGTTGTTTTGTTATGGAGGCCAATTATGACTACACGTGCAAGAAACACGAACAGTATTACTGGGTATACGGAAGCATTTTTCAACTCCTATACCGCAGGGTACGAGCATGTCCTCCAAGAGCGGAAACCTCAATATCAGGGACTTCTGCGTGAAGAGCGAATAGAAGGCGAGAACGAGTCTTATGACTTCCTCGGCACTATCGAACTTGACCCAAAGACCACTCGGTTTGAGGATATTCCAATCGAGGACATGACACACAACCGTAGGTGGATAGCACCTAAATTCTTCGAGAAGGGCATATTCGTCGACAAATTAGACGATATAGCCATGCACACCGACCCGACAAGCGATTACATTCAAGCGCTTGCTAAGGGTGAAATCAGAAGGCAGAATATTACAGTAACAAATTCTTTCTTCGCAAATGTTAGTGGCGGCAAGAGTCCTGGTGACGATATTTATACGTTCACTGAATCTCTTTACGTTACCTCTACAAATACCACTACTGCCGGTCGTGTTGTCGCACATGACGTACAGGCCGACTTCACAGCAGGTGGTGTATCTTCAGGTCTAACTATCGAGAAGTTGGTACTTGCTCGTCAAGCACTAATAGAGCTTGAGAACGACCCTGACGATATGTTTTATATCGCAGTATCACCCAAACAGATGTCAGACTTACTTCGTGAAGCTGAGACCCAGAGTATTGACACTAACATCATACGTTCACTCGTATCTGGTGTTGTCAATGAGTATATGGGATTCAGATTTGTTGTTACTAACAGAATCGAGATAGGTTCGAGTAACGACGTAGACGCAGACACTAACGTTTACGAAGTTCCTGTTTGGACAAAAGAGGGAATGCTTTTCGCTAAGCACACTTCCCCAATCTTTAGCGTCGACAAACTGCCGCGTAAGCAGATTTGGCAAATTTCCGCCAGAGTCGGCATGGCCGCAATCCGCATGGACGAAGATAAAGTCCTTCGTATCGAATGCATCTAAGAAAGGAGACTCATAATGGCTACCGGAACTTATGAAGGTGATGTGTATGCTGTGCAGGAAACTGCTGTTATTGGCTCAATTCCTAATGCAAAACTTGCTGGCGGGAATATTTATTGTTCTGTTGATAGAACTGTTGCTGCAACCGGTGACGGACTTGACTTAGGTTCGACTCATAAGGTAGGAAAGCTCCCGAAAGGCGCGATTGTTCTCTACTCTATTGTCTATCCTATAGCTACGGCTACGTTTGATGCACCTGACGCTACCACAGGAGCAACTACTGCAACTTTGGGTATATCTGGTGACGCTAATCTGTTTGGTGCGATAACAACGCTTGCTTCGGCTACTCCTCAGATAATTATGCCATCACCCGATGGTACTACTTACACCAACAGAAACAAGCCGTTGCAAGAAGCCGTAGATGTAATAATGACTACGGCCGCAGTCAATTGGACAACCGCCGAAGGTGCTTGCGTAATGATTTTTTACACAATGTAAAGGAGATAACTTATGGCTACTGGAACTTACGAAGGCGATGTATTCACATTGCAAGATACGCCAGTTCTAAGCACTCTCCCGCGAGCAGCACTTGGTGGCGGCGTAGTATATTGCTCAACTGACAGGTGTATTCCTGATGGTACTGGGCTTGACGCTGCTTCGACTATTCACGTTGCGAAGCTTCCTAAAGGGGCTGTAGTTCTGTATTCTTTGGTTTATCCAATAGATTCGGCTACTTTCGATGCCCCTGATGCCGCCACGCTTGCTGTTACTGGCGAACTTGGCATTACTGGCGACACTGATTTATTCGGTGATATTGGAGATATTAACGCTTCGGAACTTCCTCAAGTTGTTATACCAAAGCCTGATGGCACGACCTATGTTGATAGGACGGACCCATTAGAAGATGACGTTGATGTTTTTATAACAACGGCAGATGAGGCAATAACAACCACTGAAGGAATAGTTGTTCAGATGTTCTACACAGTTGCGGGGAAGATTTAGTTTTAATGGGGCAGGGTTCGCTCTGCCCCTTATTTTTACAGGAGTTTATCATGGCTTTATCGGCGGCTGAAGTAGTGCACAATCTGGCACTTGGTAGAATTGGTGAGTATGGCGTAGAAGATACTACTGCGTCAAGGGCTTTGAAGCAGAATCTACTTTGTATCCGATATTATGACCAGGCATTATATATAACCTTACGCGCCCATCCGTGGAACGAAGCAAAGAAGCGAGTGATAATCGCACAGGATAGTGATGATGCTGTATTTGGTTACGACAGGCAATACACACCTCCAACTGATTGCTTGAGGGTTCTGTCGGTAAATGATATTACTGGCGCAGACCCAAGGAATAGATCGGCTGGTATTTATGCTTGGGAAGTAGAGGATGCGAAGATTCTTACCAATGCAGGCGAAGCACCTCAGACATGGGCGACTGATACAAAATACGTTGACGGAGAGTTTGTCTCTGCAACTGCTGTTGTCTGGGCTACAGGAACGGCTTATATCGCCGACCAATTCGTAAAGACTGGCGGGTTGGTTTACCTTGTCTTGAACGACCATACATCAACTACGATAGCAGCGGATATAACAGCCGCAGATTTACAGGCAGGCGTACAAGGCAGTACGGGGACGTATGAGGTTGTAGATAGTCATATTTCCGATACGTTACTTGCTGATGTTGCGTCAAGTGATATTGAAGCTGTTGGTTCTGAGTCGAGGGTTATTTATGTAGAATATATTTACGAATTAACCACAACTTCATTATGGTCTTCTAATCTCACTGAAGCTGTTGCTACTCAATTAGCAATTAAAATCGAACCTGGAATTACAGGCAACCCAGAGGCAAATACTAAATTGATAAATGAATTTGAGCGATTAACAATGCCAAAAGCAAGGTCGATGGACGGAGCAGAGGGCAAACCGAAGCCTATTTTTAATTCTCAATGGAAGCGAGCGAGAAGTTCAGGAACATTCGGAAGTAGAATATAATGCACGAAAAAGCAGAGTTCACCGTAGTCGATAGTTATAACGAAGTTAAAATCATTACTGCTACTTCCGCACTTCCTACTGAATTTCCATTTGGTGTTACTTCTGGCGATATGGATTTGCTATCAGCAAACAATGGGGCTATAGGAACAGAAACAAGAGCGTACAGATTAGAGATAATAATGAAGGGTGTAACGGCTGGAACTGCTACGGTAGCGATTACTGGCGCGTCTGAGGGTGGGCCAGAGGAACATATATGTTCGATGGGCATCAGTTCTGCTGCTGATGTAGTTGAGTCTGGAACATTTAGAATTATAGATACAATGACATTGACTTCAACTCACTTAGCTGGATGCAGTATTGCAGTTGCTGATAGTGGCAACGATAGGGTGGCAAAGTTAGGTTTTGACGCTATTGGCTATCGGTTTATAAAGTTTTATGTACCAACATTAACAACAATTTCAGACTTACGCATATTCGCAAGATATTTTTAGGAGTATATCATGGCAGCAAAAAAAGGTGATTGTGGCGGAAAACCACGAGTAGGTAAGGTTGGAGATGCAAAGCCCAGTAGGGGCGCAGGACGAGGCGGTGGCAGAGGTAGAGGCCGCAGAAGATAAACAATTAAATCGAGGTGAAATACCATGATAGTAGCACATTGGAAATGTAATGATAACGCCGCAAGCACAACGGTAATTGATAGCGTTGGTACTGCTAATGGTGTTTATACGGACAATGCTACAGGTGTCAATACTTCAACTGGTAGCGTAGCATCTGGTTCCGGCGTTGGTACAGCTCTAGACCTTGATACTGACGAATGGATTAATATAGGTAACGCAGGTATGACCGTAAAATCTATTTCTCTATGGGCTAAACCTGACAGTGTAACTGTCGTAACAACAAATTTTCTTGACTTAAATGGTACTGACTATTTTGGTCAACTTAATGGCACGATTGTGGGGGCTGCATTTGCTACATATGTAGTATATGTTAATGGTGAGCTTGGCACAACTATAACAACTGATTGGAATCATATAGTTATTACAAGCACCGGCGGTGGTATTGCTTCGGATTTAGATATAGGAAGATTAGAGGCCGCTGGCCCAATTTATTCCAATGGTTTGAAAGATAACGTAATGTTATTCGATACAACCTTAAATATAGACCAAGTAAAAGCCCTCTATAATGGCGGGCGCGGAACAGAAATACCAGCGGTTACAGACATAGACCGCAGAATACAAAGGAGATAAATATGGCAACGTTAACTACAAGATTATCGGCGTACAAAACACTACATCAATGTGCAAGTTTGCATGATACACCAGACATAGACTTAGCAGCGGCTACTGATTACACCATTGGCAGGCCCGCCACCTTAGCGGGAGTTGACTCGGTTGATTTATGGACACTAGACGGCGAAGGCAAGCATTTGAAAGTTAATAATATTTCTATTATTGCTCACGCTACAACTGCGGCAAATGGGGATACGGTAACGGAAAAAATTTATGGTGGAGCAGAACAAGGCCCGCCCCAACTTATAGCTTCAATTGTATGGACTATAGGCTTGGCTAGGGTTGTAGCCGCTACAGCTACTAGCCTATGGGCAGACCAAGCGGTTGTTACTTCCACGCATATGAAAACTATTACTGTAGCGGATGGCGCAGGTGGTGGAGACCGAATATGTTCCGTTACGCTTGACCTGACTGGATATAGATATATTTTAGGACTATGGACTGCCGATACGGGCGACCCCGTTACAGTAACTTCACTTTATAGGTCTTTCTAATGCACAATATAAAAACTAACTTTACGGCGGGCGAGCAAAGCCCTTACATGGACGGGCGCGAAGACGTTAACAAATATCATAATGGTGCTTCCAAAATGATAAACGCAACCGTCCTTCCTCACGGCGGATTCGTTAAGCGGCCTGGAACTAAGTACATTGCTACCGCTCCAAATAAGGCCAAATTGCTTCCGTTCGAGTTTTCCGTTGACGATGCGTTAGTCTTGGAATTTAGTGAAGACCTGCTCAGATTCTATAAAGACGGAGCATCGGTTTTAGGAGATGCCGGTACGGAAGTCGATGCAACTTACGCCGCTGCCGGTACGGTTCTCTCTCATTGGAAAATGAACGACGACGCAGCTAATACTGCAATTGACGATACTGCCGCAGCGCATGACGGAGTAGCAAGTGGTAACACAGAGGACATACGTGCTACTGGCCATGTTGGTACGGGTTGTATGGATTTAGACGGTCAATACGCAATAGCTGTAACTGATGGTGATGACGCTGACTTTACTTTCGTTGAAGGTACGGATGGTGATTTTTCTATTGCCGGTTGGGTTTACGTTACAAATACGGGTGCAGACCAGATTATAATGGCTAAGTGGGATGAGACTATTGGTTCACAGCAAAGAGAGTGGAAACTTCTATTAGACCCAGACCTTAAACTAAAAATGGTAGTTGCAGATGAAAGTCTTTTACTTGATTCAGATTTAGTTGCACATTGGAAATTAAACGATAGTGCAGATAGT